CTGAATATATAGCCGGGGACATAGGATACCGCGAGCTCGCAAAAGAGTGGGGGGTATCCTTCCGCACGCTCGCGCAGCGGGCCCAGCGCGAGGGATGGGTGAGCCTGCGTGAGAAACACAGGGACGAGATAGTAACCCGCACGGTACGAAAGGTGGCCTCTAAGACCTCCTCTACAAACGCGGATAAGCTCATGAAGCTGCAAGGCGCGGCGGACAGCATGAGCGCCGTGATCGCGGGGGTTTTCCAAGACGCGGAGCAGTTCAACCGCCATATCATCCAAACCCGCGAGGGGGACAGTTGGAATACAGACGAGCGCATTTTCAGCAAAGTAGACACCAAAGCCATAAAAGACCTCACCGGCGCGATGAAGGACCTCACCTACGTTCTGCGCAACATTTACGATTTGCCGACGATCCTTGAACAGCAGGCGATGCAAAACGCGGCGGAACGCCTGCGTCTGGAGCAAGAAAAGGCAATAGGCGCTATGGAGGGCGAGGGCGAGACCGGCGTTGTCGAGATCGCGCCGGTTTTGGCGGAGGCAGGCGAGGATGGCTAGGACGATATGGACACCACAGCCAAAGCAGCGGCTTTTTCAGGAGCGGCCCGAGTATGAGGCGCTCTACGGCGGCGCGGCGGGCGGCGGGAAATCCGATGCATTGCTTGCGGAAGCGCTCCGGCAGGTGCATATCCCGCACTATCGCGCGATCATCTTCCGCAAGACCTATCCGCAGCTTTCTGAGCTGATCGACCGCAGCAAACAGCTCTACCAGCCTGCGTTCCCCCGTGCGCGGTACAACCACACGGAGCATTTCTGGCTCTTCCCCTCCGGCGCGAAGATATATTTCGGTTCCATGCAGCGGGAGCAGGACCGCACCAACTACCAGGGAAAGCGGTATGATTTCGTGGCGTTCGACGAGCTGACGCATTTCACCTGGCAGGAGTACAGCTACATGATGAGCCGCAATCGCCCCGGCGGGCCGGGGACGCGGGTATACATCCGCGCGACGACGAACCCCGGCGGGCGCGGGCACGGCTGGGTGAAGGACCGCTTCATCGCCGCCGCGCCGCCGCTCACGCCCATCAAAGGCGAGTACGAGATTGTCACGCCGGATGGAGCCGTGCAGAAGATCACGCGCAGGCGCATCTTTGTCCCCGCGTCGGTTTTCGACAACGCGGAGCTTTTGCGCAATGATCCGTCCTACCTTGCAAATCTGGCTATGATGCCGGAGGCGGAGCGCAACGCCCTTTTATACGGCTCTTGGGACAGCTTCGACGGGCAGGTTTTCCGCGAGTGGCGCAACGACCCGGCGCATTATGAGGACCGGCGCTTTACGCATGTGATCGCCCCGTTCCGCATCCCCAAGCACTGGCCGGTGTACCGGGGCTTCGACTTTGGATACAGCAAGCCCTTTTCCGTGGCGTGGTATGCGGTGGATGAGGACCGGCGCATGTACCGGATCGCGGAGTATTACGGCTGCACCGGCACGCCGAACACTGGCATACAGCTTAACCCCGCCGAAATCGCGGCGGAGATCAAGCGCATCGAGGCCGAAAACCCGAACCTGGCCGGGCGCAAGATCACGGGCGTAGCCGACCCGTCGATATTCGATGAATCCCGCGGGGAGAGCATCGCGGCGATGATGGCGAAAAGTCCGAATTTCGTTTACTGGCGCAAGGGGGACAACACGCGCCTTGCCGGGAAGATGCAGTACCATTACCGGTTTGCCTTTGACGAGGAAGGCTTTCCGATGCTGCAGGTGTTCGACACCTGCAAGCATTTCATCCGCACGATCCCGACGCTTGTATACGACGAACGGCACGTTGAGGACATCGACACCACGCAGGAGGACCACATCTACGACGAGTGCCGGTATGTGCTGATGGAAAACCCCATCGCGCCGCGGAAGAACGTCTTGCAAAAGCCGGTTGCGTATGACCCGCTCGACCTTTGGAAAGACCGGCGGCGGGAGGCGGAGGACAAGTACACGTACTACAAAATTTGAGGAGGAAGAAGCATGGCGATCATGGACATTTTCCGGCGTGCAAAGCCGGAACCGGACGGCGCGGCGGCAGGCGTTGAGAACCCGGGCGGCGTTCCCATTCTTGAAGAGGCGCCGGCTGCGGACGAAACCGGGCGCGTGGGCCGCATCGGGGAGGAGGAAATCCGGCATGCCGAGCAGACGCTTAAAGACTACAAGGCCGGGAAAGCCAACCTCGAGGCGCGGATCATCGAAAACGAACAGTGGTATAAGATGCGGCACTGGGATCAAATCCGGTTGAAGGGCGCGAATCCGGGCGACCCGGAACCCGCCTCCGCGTGGCTGCTGAACTGTATTGCGAATAAACACGCGGACGCGATGGACAATTACCCGGCCCCCGCCGTCCTGCCGCGCGAGCAGGGCGACCAGGCGGACGCGGAGCTGCTTTCCGAGATCCTGCCCGTGGTGCTCGAGCAGAACAGCTTTGAGCAGACCTACAGCGGCATGTGGTGGTACAAGCTCAAAGCCGGCACGGGCGTTATGGGCGTGTTTTGGGACAGCACGAAGAATAATGGCTTAGGCGACATTGACATCCGCTGTCTGGACCTGCTCAACCTCTTTTGGGAGCCTGGCGTTACGGACATCCAGAAGTCCCGGAACTTTTTTAGCGTTGATCTCGTAGACAACGACATCCTGACGGCGCAGTATCCCTTCTTGGAGCACCGGCTTTCTTCCCCAACGATCGACGTTGCCAAGTACGTGTACGACGATACTGTGGACACGGCGAAGAAGTCCGTGGTCGTGGACTGGTACTACAAAGTGCGCGTCAACGGGCGCAACCTCGTCCACTACTGCAAGTTCTGCAACGGCGTTGTGCTCTACGCATCCGAAAATGACCCCGCATATGCGCAGCGCGGCTTCTACGACCATGGAAAATATCCGTTCGTGTTCGATACGCTTTTCCCCGAGGCGGGCACGCCCACGGGTTTCGGCTATATCGACGTTTGCAAAAGCCCCCAGCTTTATATTGACAAGCTGGATCAGGTGATTTTGAAGCACGCTGTTATGGGCGCGCGCCAGCGGTTTTTCGTGCGGGACGACGGCGCGGTCAACGAAAAGGAGTATGCGGACCTTACAAAGGACTTCGTGCATTATTCCGGCACGGCGGACCCGCGCGAAAGCATGATCCCCATCGAAATTCCTGCGATTTCAGACGCGTACCTCAACGTCCGCCTGATGAAGATCGAAGAGCTCAAGGAAACATCAGGCAACCGCGACTTCTCGCAGGGCGGCACGACCTCCGGCGTGACCGCCGCTTCGGCCATCGCCGCGCTGCAGGAGGCCGGTTCCAAGCTCTCCCGCGACATGATCAAGAACAGCTACCGCGCGTCGAGCGAGGTGGACTATCTCGTCATCGACCTCATGCGGCAGTTCTACCACGAAAGCCGTTGGTTCCGCATCGTGGGCAAGCGCGGCGAGCTGAAATTTGCGGAGTTCAACGGGCAGCGCATCGCGGCCAAGCCGCAGGGGGCGGATTTCGGGATCGACACGGGCTATCGCGTGCCGATCTTCGACATCAAGGTAACGTCGCAAAAATCCTCGCCGTTCTCTACGGTCGCGCAGAACGAGCGCGCCAAGGCGCTTTACGGCATGGGCTTCTTCCGGCCCGACCTCGCGGATCAGGCGCTTGCCGCGCTTGAGATGATGGACTTTGAGGGCATTGAGGAAACCCGCGAACGCATTGCGCAGAACGGCACGTTGTTCCAGCAAGTGCAGATGATGCAGCAGCAGATGGTGAAGATGGCCGCGATCATCGACGCGCAGAACGGAACTACGATCATGCAGGGGATGTCGCAGGAGCTTGGGATGCAAGTCGGTGCGCCGCAGGCGGGCGGCGCGGAGGCGCAGGCCGATCCGCTTGGGCGCGCATATGCCGAATCCGCAGGAAGCACGGCGGGCGCGGCGCGGCAGCGGGCCGCACGCAGCGCTACGCCGAGGTGACGCGCCATGACAAGCGTGACCTTCACGAGGACGGCGGCGGGCTATGAAGTGCGCATGCGTGGCCATGCGGGGTATAGCGACGGGGACGACATCGTGTGCGCGTCCTGCTCCATCCTCGCCTACGCGCTCGCGGAAAACGTCTTGCGCATGCAGGACGAGCTTCATACCTCGTCCGTCAGCACCGGCGACGGAGAAATGACGATATGCGCGGGGCCGCGAAGCAAGCGGCTTGACATCATCATGGACGCTTATCAGGCCGGATACGAGCTGCTTTCACAGAAATATCCGCAAAACGTAGTCCTTACCCCCAAAAGGGGGCGAAACAAAAAATCCGATGTATTAGGCTGAATATGGGTGGCGGAATGTGCCCTGACGCTGGGAAAGACCAAGTATGACACTTCGGAAAGACGATGGAGGGATCAATGAAACTTGAAAAACGAATGGACATGCGCTTTTTTCTCAATCTCGCGCTCTTTGGCGGCGATGGCTGCGGCGCTGGGAGCGGCGCGGGCGCTTCTGCCGGCGCAGAGGGTGGTGCATCTACCCCGGAAATGGGCGGCAAGCAGGGCGGAAACCCGCTCGCGGCCGTCCGGTACGGCAAGCAGGGCGGAAACCCGCTCGCGGCCGTCCGGTACGGCAAACAGGCGGACGGCGCCGCGCCCGATGCGGCGGTGGGCTCTCCGGCGGCGGACAGCGAAACGTCCGTAACCTCTGACACGGCGCTCGATAAGCGGGCCGCCTTTGACGAGCTCATCAAGGGCGAGTACAAAGACGTTTTTGCAGAGCGCACGCAGCAGATCATCAACGCCCGCTTCAAGCAGACCAAGGCGCTTGAGGAGCAGGCGGAGCGTTTGAAAACGCTTTCCCCCGTCCTCGACATGATCGCAAGCAGGTACGGCGTGGATGCGTCTGACGCGGAAGCGCTCGCAAAGGCGATTGAGGAAGACGACAGCTACTATGAAGCGGAAGCATCCGAGAAGGGGCTTACCGTGGAGCAGCTCAAGCACATGAAGCGCATGGAGCGCGAAAACGCCGCGTTCAAGCGCGCCGCCGAGGAAGCGCAGAGGCGGCGGCAGGCGGAGCAGACGCTCGCAATATGGAACCAGCAAGCCGAGGATTGCAAGCGCTTCTATGGCAATTTCGACCTTGCAGAGGAGTGTTCCAACCCGGGAACCGGGCAGCGGTTCCTCGGCCTTTTGCAGAGCGGCGTTGACGTCAGGACGGCTTATGAAGTGATCCACAAGGATGATATTATCGGCGGCGCGATGCAGTATACCGCGCAGGCGATCCAGAAAAAGACCGTCGACGACATCCGCGCGCGGGGAATGCGCCCCGCCGAAAACGGCGGCGGAAACGCAGCGGCGATTATCACGAAGAAAGACGTGAGCTCGCTTACGAAGAAAGACCGCGAGGAGATCTCGCGGCGCGTCATGCGGGGAGAACGAATCGAATTTTAAGTTGTTCTCCTTGCAGAAAGGAGATTTTATGTACGCAATCAACCTCGACCTGAACCTGCGCCTTTTTGCGACGCAGACCACGTTGCTCAACAGCACCGGCAACGACCTTTCCCCGGAGATGAAGGTCTACTACGAGGATCGGTTGATCGACCATGCCGAACCGAACCTTGTACACGACCAGTTCGGGGACAAGTACCCCATCCCCAAGCACGGCGGCAAAACGATTGAGTTCCGCAAGTACAGCCCGCTCGACAAGGCCATGACGAAGCTGACCGAAGGCGTTACCCCCAACGGCAACAAGCTGGACGTCACGACCGTTGAGGCCACCGTCGATCAGTACGGCGATTACATCACCATTTCCGACGTGCTTGAGCTGACCGCCATCGACCGCAACCTTGAGCAGGCGACCAAGCTGCTCGGTTCTCAGGCGGGCCGCACGCTCGACACCGTGACCCGTGAGATCATCACGGCGGGCACCAACGTGATGTACGCGCCCAAGGCGGACGGTACGGAGATCCTGACCCGCGCCACCATTGCGGCGGACTGCCTGCTCACCGTTGACCTCATCTTCAAAGCAGCGGCCAAGCTGCGTGAGATGAACGCGATCCCCATCCATGACAGCTTTGTGGCTATCGTGCATCCCAACGTGGCTTGCGACCTGATGCTCTCCGATAAGTGGGTGGATGTCCACAAGTACGCCACGCCCGAGAACATCTATCGCGGTGAGATCGGCCAGCTCGGCGGCGTGCGCTTTGTCCAGACCACGGAGGCTAAGATCATCGGCGAGGCAGGCGCGGGCGGTATCTCCGTATACTGCACCATGCTCATCGCAGCCAACGCCTACGGCGTGACCGATGTGCAGGGCGGTGGTTTACAGCACATCGTAAAGCAGCTCGGTTCCGCCGGTACGGCTGACCCCCTGAACCAGCGTGCTTCTACTGGCTGGAAGGCCCTCAAGGTTGCCGAGCGCCTGGTTGAGGAATACATGGTTCGCATCGAGCACGCCTGCGCCACCAACCCCAACGCGAAGTCCAACTAAGGAGGATGAACCATGTCTACGAGCAAGAATCATGTTCCTGATGTTCAGGAAAACGAGAGTGCGGTAATCACTTCCCCTGCTTCTGATGGTGTAACCGGCGCCGCACGAACCCCTGAAAATGACCCTTGGCGCAAGGTTAAGGTCAAGCTGCGCAGGGACAAGAGAAGCGGGAAAGGGCTGTATGTGAACGTCAACAACCACAACTATTTCATCCCTCGTGGTGAAGTGGTTGAGGTTCCGGCCTTCGTCGCGGCTGTGATCGAAAACTCCGCGACGCAGGACGAAGAAACCGCACGGCTTATTGAGAGCTTGACCGAAAGCTCCGACTTTTAACTTTGAGGGGGCGATGCGCGCCCCCACCTTGCCGCCCCGTGTGGACGCAGGGCCGGTTCAATCCCGGCGGGCGGCACGATTCGGAGGAAATTATATGACGGTTCGAGAAGCCATAACGCAGTTACAGCACGTGAAGCCGTGCCAATACGATGATGCCACGCTTACGCGGTGGCTCTCAAACCTTGATGGGCAGATTCACAACGATCTGCTGCTCACTCATGAGGATACCGCCGATGCTGCCTTTGCGCCGTATGACCCGGAAGCGGATATGGACGCGGAACTTCTCGCGCCCGACCCGTACACGGATATTTACCTGAAATATCTTTCCGCACAGGTGGACTTCCACAATTCGGAGATCCCGCGCTACAACAACAGCGTGACGATGTTCCTCGTGGCATACGCGGAGTTTGCGAACTGGTTCAACCGCACGCACATGCCGCTGCAAAAAAACTATGTGAGGATTTAGCCATGCCGCAGTTCCCAATCCTGAACAGCATAGATACTAGCCGCGAGCTTGTGACCGCGTTTGGGGGCTACAACCACAACTTGAGCATTGCAGCGGGCGAGTTCTACGACATGAAAAACATGTCGTCCGACCTCGCCCCCGTGCTATCCCCGCGCAGGCCGCGCGGGAAGCTGCGCGCCTTTGCGAAGCCGAACGGCCTGTTCGCGCATACGAAGCTGTGCTGGGTGGATGGAACGGACTTGTACTATGACGGCGCGCGCGTCGGAACCGTTACGGACAGCAAGAAGCGGTTTGCCGCAATGGGCGCGTACATCATCGTGTGGCCCGACAAGGTCTATTACAACACGTACACGGGCGAGTTTGGGAGCCTCGAAGCGACGGCTGTCAGCACCGGCACGGTAACGGCGGCGCTCTGCAAGCAGGACGGGAGCGCATACACTGGCGTTACGGGCGCGGACAGCGCGCCGGAGAACCCCACCGACAGCCAGCTCTGGCTTGATACGAGCGCATCCCCACACGTGCTCAAACAGTATTCCGCCGCGAACAGCATGTGGGTGAGCGTCCCCACCACGTATGTAAAGATCGCGGCAACCGGGATCGGCGCAGGGCTCTCCGCATACGACGGCGTTACGATTTCCGGCATGGAGAACGCCGCCCTCAACGGCGACTTCATCCTTTACGGCGCAGGCGACGACCACATTATCATAAACGCTATCCTCGACGCGGCGGCGACGCAGACGGCGGCTGTTACGGTGAAGCGCACGGTTCCTGATCTCGATTTTGTGACCGAAAGCGAAAACCGGCTGTGGGGCTGTTCTTCCGCGAACCACGAGATATACGCCTGCAAGCAAGGCGACCCGAAGAATTGGCATTCCTTCCTTGGGATTTCGACCGACAGCTACACGCAGACCGTGGGCTCGCCGGGCGATTTCACCGGCTGCTGCAAGCACAACGGATATGTGATGTTCTTTAAGGAGGACATCATCCACAAGATATACGGCACGAAGCCAAGCAATTACCAGCTGAGCGACCTCGCCGCGCGCGGCGTGGAAGCCGGCAGCGGGGCGAGCCTCGTCGTAGCGAACGAGGTGCTCTATTACAAGGCGCGCAACGGCATTTGCGCCATGGCCTCCGCGCTCCCGGAAGCCATATCCACCGCGTTCGGGCAGGAGCGCTACAAAAACGCGGTTGCGGGCGTATACGGCGCGAAATATTACGTCTGCATGGAAACGGAAGCGGGCGATCATGCGCTTATGGTATACGACACTGCAAAAGGGCTTTGGCACAAGGAGGACGGCGCAAATGCCGTGTATTTTGCCGCGCTTGGCGACGACCTCTATTTCATCAACGGCGCGGACAACGGCCTATATTGCGTAAGCGGCGATTTGACGGAATATGCGGATTCGGCTGTTGCGGCCTTGGAGGGGCGCCTCTCGTGGTTCTGCGAAACCGGGGACATCGGCCGCTCCGACCCGAACAACAAGTACGTTTCCAAGCTGCAAGTCCGGATGGAGGTTGATGCGGGCGCTTCCGTGCGTGTGGAGCTCAAATGCGACGGCTTCGGCGCGTGGGAGGAAAAGGCTCGGTTCAGCGTTACAAATAAGCGCTCCTTCTCCATTCCGATCATCCCGCGCCGGTGCGACACGATGCGGCTACGGGTCTCCGGCACGGGCGGGTGCCGGATATTCTCCATATCCAAGATCATTGAAAAGGGGAGTGAATTGTAATGGGGCTGATCAACTTCAATCTGCCGAACATTGACATCAATACGAGCGGCAGCATTGCGGACATAAAGAAGGAGCTGAAAATCGTAAAGGAGTACCTTTATCAGCTCACGGAGCAGCTGAAATACACGCTGATGAACCTCGACGACGAGAACCTTTCCGGCGAATTCGTGGAAAGCGTGGACAAGAGCGAGGAAATCGAGCGCCTGCGCGCCGAGCTCTCCATGCTCCGCCTCAGCCTCTCCGCGCTGGGCGACGTTAAGCGCGCAAGCATCATTGCGTCGGTCAACGCCTCCACCGAAAGCGAGAAGATCGGCGCGGCAAAGGTGAATATCGGCGGCTATTCCGGCGAAATTCCCGGCCTGAGCGTGACTGCGTCAAACCTCGTAAAGGAGAATTACGCCTCCGGGAAGCTCTACTTGCTCGGCGTTGCGCTGGACGGCAGCCTCAAGCTGTGCGAACTCTCCATACACGACGGCGGAACCGCATCCGAAACGCTCACGGTGGTTCCTGTTACACCGAATTAAGAAAGGGGTTTTCCTATGGCAAGCGTTACGAATTTGAAGAAGGGCAGCAAGGGAAGCGACGTAACCACCCTGCAAGAGCTGCTCAACCAAAACGGGTATAACCTCAACGTGGACGGCGTGTTTGGCGCGAAGACGCAGGCGGCAGTCCGGGATTACCAGGCGAAATCAGGCCTTACTGTGGACGGCATCGCTGGGGAAAAGACTTACGCCGCGCTCACGGGGCGCAATGCGAACAACATGTGGTCTAGCCCAATCGGAGGATCCTCCTATTCGTACAGCAGCGGATCGCCTTATCGCCCATCCTCGAGCGCCGCTTACAACGAGTGGCAGAGCGCGGAGGCAGCGCGGCCCAGCGCATATCAAAGCAAATACACGGAGCAGATCGACGGCCTGCTCAACCAGATCATGAACCGCGGGGAATTCCAGTACGACTTCAACGCTGACCCGCTTTACCAGCAGATGCGCGACCGCTATACCCAGCAAGGCCAGCTCGCCATGATGGATGCGATGGGCAACGCGGCGGCGCTTTCCGGCGGGTATGGCAACAGCTACGCCCAAACGGTGGGCCAGCAGACATTCCAAGGCTATTTGCAGGGCGTGAACGATTCCATCCCCGCCCTGCGCGACGCGGCGTATCAGATGTACCTCGGCGAGGGCGACCGCCTGAACGCGAACCTCAATACGCTGCGCGGCCTTGACGATACCGATTACGGCCGCTACCGGGATACCGTGAGCGATTACTACACGAACCGCGATTACTACGGGAACAAGTATTACAACCTGTATGACCGCGAATATCAGGCGCATCAGGACGCGCTTGCCCGCGCTGCGGCGGCACAGGTTGTAAGCAGCGGAAGCGGCAAGAAATCAAGCGGTTCTTCCAAGAAAAAAGAGGAGCAGCCCGGCATGAGCCTCAAGGACGCTGTGCGCGTGGTGAGCCAGATCGCGGGCACGGAGGGTGCTGCGGCGGCGAAGGCGGAGGCACAACGCATTATCAACAGCGGGCTAATCAAAGATGATATTCCAAACTCGGCGAAGCGCGCTCTTATCAACGTGGCGTATTCCATTGAATAAGAGGAAAAACGATGGCGAACATGATTACGGCGGATGAGTACCTGAAAGAACGGAAGCGGCGGCAGGAAGGAAGCGGTTCAAAGACGCAGACAGCACGAAAAAGCGTGGAGAATCGCTCGTTTTCCAGCGCGGATGAGTATCTTGCGTACCGGGAAAAGCGCATCCAGGCGGAGAACCAGCAGTTTGCTGCCCGCGCACGCGCTGCGGCCGCTGATAAATACGAGAACCTGGTAAACTCGATGCGGCCGGAGGAGCGGCTGGAACTCTTTACGTCCAACGAAGAACAATACTCCGGGGCGCGGAAGGAACTTGCAAATCTGCTCGGCCAGGAACGATATGCGGCGCTTAAAAGAGATGCACGCAACACCTATATTCCAGCGCAGTTTGGGCAACAAATCCTTGACAGGGAGCGAAGCCGGCAATACGCGCAGCGGTATCAAAACACCTACGTCCCCGCATCGCTCGCCGAGGCCGCGATCCACAGGAGCGGCGCGGGCAGCGACTTCACTCCGTATTCGGATGCGATGCTCCGTGGGGAATACCTGAGCCGAGTGGATACGAACGCTTTGCAGGTGGAGCTGGACGCGCTGAATGAAGCGCTTGACGCGGATAGGCAGCGCTATAACCGCACAAAAATTCAGTTTGCTTCGTATGGAGACACCACCGCCAACAGCGGAGCCAAGGCACTTCAAAAATATATAAGTGATTATGATGAGAAGCAAGCGCGGGCGGGGCAGATGGAGCGCGACTTATACGAGGCCAAAGGCGGACAGACCGCGGCAGCATATGAGGCAGAGAGTTTCCAAGTTCAGAAACGTTCGCTGGATATAGCGGCGGAAAATGGCTCTTCCGATCTGCGCAACATGTTGGATGCGGTAAACGGAACTTATTACCTCGACCCGATGCAGCATTTCAACCACCGGGATGTAAAATCGTCGCTCATGCGCGACTATGCGACCGACAAGGAACGGGAAACCTTTAATTACCTTGCGGTCACAAAGGGCGAAGAGGGAGCGATGCAGTATGTGGAAGCCCTTATGCCGAAGCTGAACGCGCGGAGTATGGGCGCGATGCAGCAATCCGTAGCCGAGCAGGGCAGGACAACGGGCGGAAAGATATTAAATTCCGTTGAATCTGTTCTGCTTACTCCGTTCAAGGTTGCAGGCGCGCTTGGCGCGGCGGCGGATTCGATCCAAGGGAAGTATGTAGATTATAACGCCAATTATTTCATGCCCGGCGCAATGCAGCAGGCACAGCGCGCGAACGCTTCGGAAAATATGGGAGAGGCCGGCAATTTCCTGTACCAGACCGGCATGTCCATTGCGGGTTTTCTTACGCTCAATGCGGCAACAGGCGGCCTTGGATCTGTCGGGCAGGCGGCAACCCTCGGCACAATGGGCCTTGGCTCCGCTGGCGATGCAACGCGCGATGCATTCCAGCGCGGCGCATCTCAGAAACAAGCGCTTCAAGTCGGCGCGTTGGCGGGCATCGCGGAAGTCCTGTTTGAGAAAATAAGTCTCGATAGCTTCATCAAGCTCTCCACCCCCGGCACAAGGGGTTCGTTCCTGAAGAACGTGCTCAAACAGGCTGGGATTGAAGCGTCGGAAGAAGTTGCGACCGAGATTGCGAATATCATTGCGGACGAGGCGGTCATGGGCGATTTGTCCAACTACAACCTCGCCGTAAAGGCATACGTTGCGGGCGGCATGAGCCGAGAGGAAGCGGAGAGAAAAGCATCGCTTGATAGCTTTTTGAACGTGCTTCTTGCAGGAGCAGGCGGCGCGCTGTCCGGCGGCACGCTCGGTACCGTGGGACAGATAGCCGGAAACGTGCGCGCCACGTCGATTGGCAGGAATAACGGCAACATCAGCACAGATGCGCTGATTCAGGCCGCGCTCTCCATGCCTGAACGCAGTTCCGCGCACGAGCTGGCGCAGCAGATGAGCGACGGAAGCATGCGAAGAAACAACACGTCCATTGGCCACCTCATGGCGGCTTATGCGCAAGAGGGCGGCGACCTTTCTACATTGACCGCCCCTGCCGCACAGCAGCAGAGCGCGGAAAGCACACCTGATTTGCGCCAAGCCGCGTATGAGATGGCGGGCGCACAGATGGATGCGGACATTCAGACCGATGCGCCGCAGGCAGCTCAAACCGCAGTGGCAAACAACGCCGTTTCGGAAGCGGCTCAAATCCGCCCTGTGGAGGGCGCGGCTTCCAACGTAGGGGATATTCCTACCGACACGGCGAAAACGGCGCAGACCAGCGTTGCAACAAGCGACAGCGAGGTTCCCGGCGCGTTGAAAGCTGTCGCGCCGCAGGAAGCGGCTGAAAAGCTATCCCACAGCCTCCTGCGCGGCTCGGAAAGCGTCATATCCGAGGTGTATGCGGACGAGGACGGGGCCGTTTCCGTCCGGATTGGAGACAGGCCGATCACGATGGACGCGCGCGAGGCGCAGGCCATGGCCGCATATTACGACGGCAGCGTAGACGCCGTGGATTACGTCACGGGGTTCCATTCCGTATACGGCCTCGCCGCGCAGGGAAGCACGTTGCAGCAGATCAAGGGCGGCAGTTCGTTCTTCGGCGCCGAGCTTACGCAGGAGCAGCTTGCGGGCGCGTACAATGCCGGACACAACGTTTATGCTGCCCGGCAGCAGGCCGCAACGGCCAACGCTGCCCACAATGCCGAGCTTCACGCAAGAGCAGACGCAGAGCGCACCGAGCTTGAACTTGCGCGCAAGCGCGCGGAAGCGCTCGACCCTGCGTCCCAGTCCTTCCAGCCGGGCGTGAACCGGATCACGGACGGCAAGCTGTCCCGTAAGCAGCGTGCGCAGCTCCGCGTGCTGGATGCGATTGGGAAGAAATACGGCGTTGAGATCGTGGTGGACGACGGGCTTTATTACGACGAAAACGGCGAAATGATAAACAGCTCCGACGCCAACGCCATGTTCAACCGGGAAACAGGCCGCATTCACATCAACCTGAACGCGGTCGGCGAAGCATACCTCGCTGTCGGCATGCATGAGCTTGTACATTATGTGCAGGAGTACAACGCGGAAGGGTATTCCACGTTGGAAACCGTCGTGCTTGGCGCATTGGAGGAACGCGGCGAGGACGTAAACGCGCTCATCCGCTACCAGATGGAACAGTTCGGCTATTCCGAGCAGCTTGCGCGGGAGGAAGTAGTTGCGAACACGCTCCCAGCGATCCTGAATGACGAGGCATACGTGAAGAAGCTCGTGAGCATGGACAGGACGCTTGCCGAACGCATCCGCGACTTCATTGCGGATTTCGTGAGCTTTGTCAACGAAACGCTCCGCACGCTCGAAGGGGGAGCGAGCTGGAAGCAGATGCGCTCCATCCGCGAGGATACGGAGATGCTTTCCGCCATCGGGGAGCTGTTTGACGTGGCGCTGGAAGGGGTGCCGGCCCGGCGCGGCGAGGCTTCCACGGGCGGGGAACGCTTCTCCATCAAGTACGATGTGAACAACCGGCCGTTTGTGGTCGTGGATGAAGACATTCTTAAAACCGTCCCTCAAACCAAATGGATTGATACTGTAAAGCAAACTTTAGCCCGACGATTCCCAAATGGTGTGCGAGTTGGCAGCGATACAATAAAAATCAATAGCCAAACAAGGCGTGAGTTCACTTATTCTGAGTACACAAAATGGTTAGGCCGCAACGATAAAAGCGCCTATGCGGATAAGTTCAGAGCATCCAGCAATGTGGATGAAATTATTTTAGCTTCACACGGATATATCAACGAAGGGCTGAAGCATGCCAGAAAAGACAATATTAAAGACTTTGCAAGAGGTGGCGTGCTGCTTCGTATTGGCACGACGGATTATTC